TTATAGAACTTTCTTGTCAAATAGATCGGTAACATTATGTGCTCGTTCTTCTTTGATGTGAGTATATTGTTTGGTTGTTTGAAGGCTTGCATGTCCAAGGAAGTGCATGACATCTTCTGGTCTAGCTCCAGCAATGAGCGATTGAGTGGTAAAGAAGTGACGCATGTTGTGTGGAGTGATATAGATACCACATTCCTCGCTTACTCGTTTAAAAATTTTATTTAAAAAAGCAGGTCTTTCCAAATAGTATTTATTATTCTTTATTCGGATGCTCAGGTAATCCTTTTCCTGCTCAACAATGACGTCCGCTTTCTTTTTGACTTGCTTTGCTGTTTCCATGATCTGTAACAACAGCTCACTGCCTCTGTCATTTAAAACGACGTAACGCACAGAACTTTCTGTTTTTGTTCTTCCAGCACCATCTTTTGTCCTGTTGGAACGAGAGTCTCTTATATTTAAGACTGCTCGATTATTCGAATCGAAAGTAACGTCCATGAACCTGATACCACAGACTTCCCCGCGTCTAAGTCCAAAAATAGTCAGGTAGACAAACGCAAAATGTGTGGTTGATAGTAATTCTTCTGCGGTTTTTATCCACGTTTGAAAATCATCAATTTTTAACTCTTTATTAAGAGGTTCTAACTCTGATTCCCCGAGATATATATCAGACAATTTATTTTGTCTAAGATTTCCATTTTTGACAGCATCATTTAAAATAGAATTTAAAAGTCGATTACTGGTAAGCACACTATTTCTGCGGTACTGGCCGAGCATTTCTGCCAGATGTTCTTCATAATCGTTACGATTTATTTTTTTAAGCGGGAGGTTTCCCCACTTTTCTTTTATCATGGTACGATAAATGCCTGCGTTAGTGTAGATGGATGTATCATTCCATTGACCTGTTTTTTCTTTCTTTACTGAGTAAATTTCCCAGTATTCATTTAAAGTCAGTTCTAGGTTGACATCCATTTCATCATGATAAATTCTTTCTTCAATATCCCTTAGAATTCTCTGGGCGTCCTTCAAGCTTCGTAGTCCGCTCTTGGTAAATTCTTTCTTGTCGCCATTAACAAAGTATCCTCTGCGGACATAGTAACGCAATCCTTTTTGGGTTTCGTACGTAAAAATATTTGGGTATTTTGTTTTTGTATATTTCATTCTCTTTTCCTTTCTGTAAGACCAATCTGGACAAGGTTTTTTGAAAGGATATTGGCATCACCTCCTTAAAATGATATAATAGAGTACGCAAAAGGTCCTGCTTGATAGCTGGTCTTTGTTTAATGATACCCTACACTTTCGCTTTGGTCGGTTGGAAGTGTGGGGATTTTTTATTTTATTCAATAGTATTTTGCTTGTTAATTAAGATTTCTAGTTTCTGCTTTAAGTCGTTTAATCGAATTGAATCGCTGTTTCCTCGATTGACAAGGAAATTAATTTCTTTATCAATGTGGCTGTTCCATGATGGTTTTCGAACGGATTCTAATCTATTAATCATTTTCTTTATGTGAGCAAGATTGTCTGACAAATAATTGATTTCCATTTGATAGTGTTTGATTTCCATCTGAGAGAGGCTCCAAGTTGGAAAGTCAAAATCTAGATTTGTAGGATAATTTTTAAAAGCGTGGATTTCCCACAGTTTCTTATACTTATCGTAAAACACTCGACCTTTATCTGTTAAAATTGTCTTCTCGTCTGTATCTTCAAGAAGTTCCTCTGATTTAAAGATTGCGGTCAGTTGTTCTGCATTTAGGTTGTAAGTTAAGAAGAAGTATTTTGGAATTGTCACATCTTTTTTTCGTCCGTTTTTTGGTTTTCCCCACCAAACTAACAATAGCCATTCTCTAAGATTATGTCCGTCTAATGTATTAAAGCTGTCATCGTACGACGGAAAATCAAATGTCCGACCATAGTAGTCGGTTATCTTGGGTTGTTTGCGAAACATTTCGTAGTATTTTTCATCATAAAAAATATCAAGTTCTGAACGTATCTCCTCTTTTGAAAATACGGTTTGAGGTGGTGTTACTTTGCTTGTTTTGTTTCCGAATAGAAATTTAAATAGTCCCATATTCTCTCCCTTAGTTGGTATTTACTAAATGATTAAACTCTTCCTGTATCATTTGTTGGCCCCAGGAAGTTGCGATTTTATAGTAATTGGCGAAACGTAGCCAGTCGAAGTCATAGACGTCATTTTCTGATAGGTAGTTCTTGATGAGTTCTCTGACCATGAACCTATCGGCTTGATTTTCGTACTGTATGAGCAGTCTGCTGTAATAGGCTGGGTCATGGTTGATGTGCCCTAATTCGTGCAGTATGACTTTCTCTCGTTCTTCTGGTGATAGGTTTGCATTGACATAGATTATTCTCTCATCTGGAAAATAGAAGCCGTCACGCTCCCAGATATCGCCGTGGAAGATGTAGAGTTTGACTTGGTACTCTTCTAGTAGTTTATTTATTTTCAATATCGGTTACCCCAAGCGATAATTTTATAATTTGGGCGATTTTTTCCACATCGTCATCAGACAATGGTTTACCATCAAACATGACGACACGTTCTCTGAGGTTGGATAAGTCCACCTCACGGCCGTCTGCAGCGGTCACTACATCAGAAGCAATCCGTGGATTATCTGTACGTCCTAGGAGGTAATCTGTTGAGACGTTGAAGTAGTCGGCAACTTTTTCTATCTTATCACTGCTAGGTGTAGAGGTATCCCATTTTCTCAAGCTACCGTTACTAAAATCTAACTTCCTTTCTAACTCTGCCAAAGTTAGTGCTTGCTCATTTGCTAACGCTTTTATTTTATCAAGTATACCCATGTTGTAAAATCCTCCAAAATAAGATCTTACAAAATAATGTAAAATTTTCTATCAAAATAGTTGACAAATAGAAAATTTTCCTTTATAATTATTTTTGTAAGCTAGTTAATAGGCTCACCAAACTTTTAATTTATATATAAATCCGCCAAGATTATCAAAGTTAAATCTAGTTTGAGATGTAGCTCTATTTTTTATACTCTTATAATAGACTATTTTCTATTACAAGTCAATTAAAACTGCTTATTTTCTTATAAAATTTTCTAAAGAAAGGAGACGAATTTATGATTTACGACAAAATCAAACAAATAGTATCTGCAAAAGGCATTTCAATATATCGTATTGAAAAAGATCTGGATCTGGGAAACGGTGTGATTAGCAAATGGAACAATAGCTCGCCTTCTGCAAAAACTCTAAAAGAAGTTGCTGACTATTTGAATGTTCCGTTGGGAAAATTATTGGAGGAATAGTATGGAATTACAAATTATTAATCAACAGGAAGTTCTAGGAAAGAACTTCATTGTGGAGTATAAGCAGAGGGAGATTTCGTTATGAATATGTTACAAATACTAACGTTGCTAGTGAATGTTTTTACTATATCTTTATTATTGATCACAATATTTCGAGATCGATAAAAACAAAAAAACCACTGCTGGAACAGTGGCTTACAAAATTATCTACACAAATTATAACACAGGAGGCTATTATGGACAAGTTCGTTGTTGATTTGTCCGACTGGATAAAATCAATAATAAGAGACGTTGTAAACGAGATTTTACTAGAAAAGGACAACGAAGATGGTTTCCCAGAAATGATGAACCGAAAAGATTGCATCAGATTCCTAAAGGTAGACGGGACTGTCTTTGATAAATACAGAAAATTATCGAATTTCCCTAAAGAACAAGAGGGAACAAAATGGAAGAAAAGAGCTATTAAAATTTGGCTTAGCGAAAAAGACTAAAAGACCAATCTGGACAAGGTCTGAAACGAGGAAATAATTTATGACGGAAGCAATATTTACACTAGGAATTTTTGCGGTGCCTGTTTTAGCAGGTGCGATTGTGGAACAGCGGAAAGCTGAGAAGGAGCGTATGGTACAGGAAATAGATCGCATACTTGAGCAAGAAAAGCAAAAAAATTTCCGATGGGGCATGGCATACGAGAAAGAGTGTTTAAAGCAACGTGTATTCAATACAGAACGTCAACAAGTGGACAAAGAGGAGAAACGATATGCAAGAATGGTTGACTAATTTTTTAAAACAAGAACCCGCTATTCCACGCCCGTTCTATTCGTTGGAACAAGAAAATGAGTTATTACACGATATGGTACAGAGAATTGCTGTGGAACGTAATACATACCGCATTGAAAATCAACGGTTAAGGGATGAGAATGCTATGTTGAGAAGAATAATTGAAAGGTATGAAAATGGAAGTAAAAAAAGAAACTAAGACAACCTATCATCATGTACGTTGTAGCAAGGAAGCCTATGATCAAATCGTAGAAATTGCCAACGAATGTGATTTGACTATCGCAACAGTATCAACATCATTGTTGCTTTATGCGTTGAATCATGCCGAAATTGTCAGCACAGAAAAAGTTGTCAAAGAAAGTCGATTAATTATTGGAGGAAATTATGACAGTGACAATCAATAGACTTGAAATTGAAAATGTTAAGCGTATCAAGGCGGTTAAAATCGAGCCGTCTGCAACAGGTCTGACCATCGTGGGTGGTAACAATAATCAAGGAAAAACAAGTGTGCTAGATGCAATCGCTTGGGCTCTTGGTGGCAATAAGTACAAGCCTAGCCAAGCGCAGAGAGAAGGCTCACAAGTTCCACCAACACTTAAAATCGTGATGTCTAACGGCTTGATTGTTGAGCGCAAGGGGAAGAATGCCAGTCTGAAGGTTATTGACCCTAATGGCCAGAAAGGCGGTCAGCAGTTGCTGGATAGCTTTGTGGAAGAGCTCGCTATCAATTTGCCCAAGTTTATGGAAAGCACACCAAAAGAAAAGGCAGATACGCTTTTGCAGATTATCGGTGTTGGCAACCGACTGGCGGAGTTGGAGTTGAAAGAGAATGAGCTCTACAACAACCGTCATGCTATCGGTGTGATTGCTGATCAGAAGGAGAAATTTGCCAAGGAGCAAGAATACTATCCAGATGCTCCTAAAGAGTTAGTCAGCATTGCAGAGCTTATCCAGCAACAACAAGCAATCTTAGCCAAGAATGGTGAGAATGCTCGGAAGCGTCAAAATGTAGACACGATCCAGATGCAGTACAGTAATGCAGAAGCGAATGTGTCACGACTGCAAGAAGAGCTAGCCAAGGCGATTGATGAACGTGATAAGTTCAAGCAGGACTTGGCTATCGCGCAAAAGGATGCGATGGAGCTACACGATGAATCGACTGCTGAAATCGAAGCGAATATCCAGCAGATTGATGATATTAACCGAAAGGTTCGAGCCAATCTGGATAAAGAAAAAGCTGAGGAAGATGCTAAAGAAATTCGTCAGCAGTACAATGCCTTATCAGTTGAAATCGAAGATGTTCGCAAGCAAAAACGTGACCTACTGACTAATGCAGATTTGCCATTAGAAGGTCTATCTGTAGATGATGGTGAATTGCTATATCTTGGTCAACGTTGGGATAATATGAGCGGTAGCCAGCAACTGCAAGTTGCCACTGCTATTGTACGTAAACTTAAACCAGAGTGTGGTTTTGTGCTCATCGACAAGTTGGAGCAAATGGACCAGGCCACCTTGCAGCAATTCGGAACGTGGCTGGAACAAGAAGGTCTGCAAGCTATTGCGACACGGGTGTCTACTGGTGATGAGTGTTCAATCATCATCGAAGACGGCTACTCGGTCGAAAACGAACAACATCAACAAGTCCAAGCTAAACCAGCTTGGGAAGGAGGATTTTAGGGAGGAAAAACTTAAATGTCAACAGCAAAACTATTGAAAAAAAATACTTTCGTTATGCGAATGCATCAAGCTACTGCAGAACATCCGGAAAATGGAGAAAAAATTGACATTTCTATTTCTGGGTGCTTACCCGTGATTACATATAAAGGCAGAATGGTAACTTGGGACGTCCAAGAATTGATTAACGAAGCAATCGAATTGATTGAAAGTGAGGAGAACTAATGCAAATTGCAAAAGGTAAACGGGCACGGGCCCAACGTGTTGTCATCTATGGTCCAGAGGGGATTGGCAAGTCTAGTCTGGCAGCTCAATTTCCCGATCCACTCTTTATTGACACGGAAGGCTCTACGGATAACATGGATGTGGCACGGGCTGACAAGCCAACAAGCTGGACCATGCTCATGAATCACATCGCATTTGTCAAGGCTAATCCGACAATCTGCCAGACTTTGGTCATTGACACAATCGACTGGGCAGAGGCTTTGGCCTTGCAATACATATGTGCCCAACACAACAAGAGTGGTATCGAAGACTTTAACTGGGGCAGTGGTTACACTTATCTCATCGAAGAGATTGGACGGCTATTGGACAGACTGCAGGAGCTTGTCGAGCTCGGTATCAACGTGGTGCTGACTGCTCATGCCCAAGTAAAGAAATTTACCAAGCCAGATGAATTAGGTAGCTATGACCGTTACGAGCTTAAATTGAGCAACAAGAAGACAGAAACCAACGTATCTGCCAAGGTCAAGGAATGGGCTGATATGGTCTTATTCCTCAACTACAAAACATTCATCGTAACTGATGACAAGACCAAGAAGCAGAAGGCACAGGGTGGTCAACGTGTCATGCAAACCACTCATTCACCGAGTTGGGATGCCAAGAACCGTCATAACTTACCAGAAGAACTGCCTATGGACTTTGCTGGTATTGCGCACATCTTTTCGACACAAACGCAAGTACAACCAACATCAGTTCAAGAACAACCCGTTCATGAACCTGCACACGCAGTACAAGAACAGGTCCAAGAAGCGGTACCTGCACAAACTCGGCCAGCACCGACATCGGACATCAGTCCGCTGATTCCACAAAGTCTGCGTGATTTGATGACAGCTAGCCAAGTGACGCAAGACGAGGTCTTGCAGGCTACCTATGTCAATGGTATCTATCCGCTGGGAACACAGGTTGAGGCGATTGATGCAGGCTACTGGGAATACATGGTTACTGTCTGGGATAAGGTGTTAAACGTTATCAACACTAAGGTCCGGACTAATCCAGAGATGCCCTTTACAGTTGAAGGTAACTAGATTCAGACCGTTTTGGGTCTTAGAAATAATTAGCAAATTAAACATTGAAATAAAAGGAGAATAAAAAATGACACAACAATACAATCAACCAGAACGTGAACTTGGGTGGGAAGATGAAATCGTTAATGACGGCGGTGGATTTATCTCACTTACTCCAGGTGACTATCAATTTACAGTGACAGGTATCGAACGAACACGACACACGCCTAATCCTCAAAATCCAGGGAAGCTACCTGCATGTAATAAAGCAGTCGTATCCATTGAAATTGAAACTGCTGAAGGTACGGCCCAATTGAAACACAATCTATTCCTTCATACATCAACAGAAGGGATGTTATCAGCTTTCTTTGGGGCGATTGGCCAGAAGAAACATGGCGAGCCATTGCGCATGAACTGGAACGTTATTGGCGCTAAAGGTGTTTGTAGCGTTAACAAACGCAAAGGTACTGGTAAATATGCCGACCAGGAATTTGACAATATCAAGTCTATGATCTATGCAGATGATGTTGATTGGTCTAAGGTATTGAATGTTGCTCAGCCACAACAGCCTACTTATCAACAACCGCAGGCACAATATCAACAACCAACACAGCCGACACAACCAGCTCAAGGTGGCTTTACAGGATTTTAGGAGGTATAGATGCAACTACGAGATTATCAAGAGGAGGCTCGTGGTGCAGTCCAGCAGGAATGGCAGTCAGGTCGCAAGCGGACATTATTGGTCTTGCCAACAGGATGTGGCAAAACGATTGTCTTTTCCAAAATCATTGAAGACCGTGTGCGATTGGGCGAGCGTGTGCTCGTCCTTGCTCATAGGTCAGAATTGCTGGAACAAGCCTCTGATAAATTAATGACTGCTACTGGGCTGGTCACAGCCTTAGAAAAAGCAGAAAGTACCTCTATAGGCTCATGGTTTCGGGTTGTGGTCGGGTCAGTACAGACCCTACAACGTGAGAAGCGGTTGAGTCAATTTCCACCGAATTATTTTGACACTATCATCATTGACGAGGCTCACCACGCTATCTCAGACGGCTATCAACGTGTCTTACAACACTTTGACGACAGCAATGTCCTTGGCGTGACTGCTACACCAGACCGAGGCGACAAGCGAAATCTAGGGCAGTATTTCGATAGTCTGGCTTATGAGTATTCCTTGGCGCAGGCTATCAAATCCGGCTATCTATCCAAGATTACTGCCGTGACGATTCCCTTGACTTTGGACCTATCGAGCGTGTCTATGCAGTCGGGAGATTTCAAGGCGAGCGACCTTGGGACTGCACTTGATCCATACCTTGAGCAGATAGCTGACGAAATGGTCAAGCAATGTGCGGACCGTAAGACTGTAGTATTTCTGCCTTTGGTTAAGACATCGCAAAAGTTTCGTGACATCTTAAATGCCAAAGGTTTTCGAGCTGCTGAAGTCAACGGAGAATCTAAGGACCGCGCAGAAGTCTTGGAAGACTTTGACAAGGATAAGTACAACGTACTGTGTAATTCTATGCTTCTAACAGAAGGCTGGGATTGTCCGTCAGTTGATTGCGTAGTGGTTCTTAGGCCGACCAAAGTACGGGCTTTGTATAGCCAAATGGTAGGGCGTGGCACTCGATTATTCCCAGGGAAAGAAAATCTATTATTGCTTGACTTTTTGTGGCACACAGAGAGGCACGAGCTCTGTCGCCCTGCTCATCTTATCGCAGGCACAGAAGAAGTAGCCAAGAAGATGGTCGAGAATATGGAAGAGGAAGCTGGAGCCCTCTTTGACATCGAGGAGCTGGAAGTCAAATCTGCAGAAGATGTAGTGGCTCAGCGTGAAGAAGCACTCGCTAAACAGCTGGAGGAGATGAGAAAACGCAAGCGTAAGCTAGTAGATCCGTTGCAATTTGAGATGTCAATCCATGCGGAAGATTTGGTGGACTATGTACCGGGATTTGGTTGGGAGCAGTCTCCTGTTTCCGACAAGCAGAAGCAAACTTTGGAAAAATTTGGCATCTTTACAGATGAGATAGGGAATGCTGGCAAAGCAGCTAAATTACTTGACCGATTAGCTAAACGTCGCGATGAAGGATTGACTACACCGAAGCAGATCAGACTACTGGAACGCTATGGTTTCCGAAATGTCGGTATGTGGCAATTCGACCAAGCTAGGTCCATGATTGACCGGATAGCAGCAGCTGGATGGAGATGCCCGGCTGGTATCAGTCCGCGAGAATATCAACCAGGATAGGAGAGTAAATGACAGAAAGAGAATTTGACCTCATCCCATTGCTTGATTACATTAACCCAGCAACCCTGTCCTATCAGGATTGGGTTAATGTAGGGATGGCTCTCAAACAAGAGGGCTATACTGCAATGGATTGGGATGTGTGGTCGCAAAAAGACCCAGTTAGATATAAGCGAGGGGAGTGTTTCAAAAAATGGGATACATTCCAAGGTGGTAGTCTTGGCGCAGTAACTGGGGCAACTATCACCCAAATGGCCAAAGATAATGGCTGGGTGTCTGAATTTAAAATGACCGATGATGCCCATGAATTGGGCTGGAATGACACAATCGACCGTGATTATAAGATTGTCGACAAGAACTGGGTAGAATCAAAAGAGATTCGCGAGCCTCTCAACTGGGCACCAGTCCAGGAATTGATTACTTACTTGGAAACAATCTTCAATAGCACGGATAACGTTGGCTATGTCACACAGACCTATCAAATAGATTCTGATAATGGGCCGATATACAAACCTACACAAGGTGCAATTGATAGAACGGCTGGAGAGTTGATTCAACTCTTACAAGCCTGTAACGGTGACATCGGTGCGGTCTTTGGTGACTATAAGGAAGAAGCTGGGGCATGGATTCGTTTCAACCCATTGGATGGGAAAGGCGTTAAGAATGACAATGTGACTGACTTCCGCTATGCCTTGGTCGAATCTGACAGTATGGAATTGGGCAAGCAGTACGCTTTATTTAAGGAGTTAGAACTGCCAATTGCTGCCTTGGTCCATAGCGGGAAGAAATCCCTGCACGCTATCGTCAAGGTAGATGCCAGAGATTACCAAGAATACCGCAAGCGTGTAGATTATATCTATCAAATCTGTAAGAAGAACGGGCTGGACATCGATACCCAGAACCGTAACCCTAGCCGATTATCTCGGATGCCTGGTATCATGCGAAACGGTAAGAAGCAGTTTTTGATTGATACTAACATCGGTAAGACCAACTACGAAGAATGGTACCAATGGATTGAGGATTTGAACGATGATTTGCCAGATCCAGAAGGGCTTGCAGACTCTTGGGAGAATATGCCAGAGTTAGCACCAGAACTTATAAAAGGTGTACTCAGACAAGGGCACAAGCTACTCATGGCAGGTCCGTCTAAGGCTGGGAAGTCGTTTGCTTTGATTGAGCTCTCAATTGCTATTGCAGAGGGTATCAAGTGGCTGGGCTGGGAATGTACCAAGGGCAAGGTCCTCTATGTCAATCTTGAGCTGGACAGACCGTCAGCCTTGCATCGTTTTAAGGATGTCTATACGGCTATGGGTGTGCCAGCTAACAATATCCAAAACATTGACATCTGGAACTTACGTGGTAAGACCGTTCCAATGGACAAACTAGCACCAAAGCTCATCCGTAGGGCTTTGAAAAAGGACTACATCGCAGTCATCATTGACCCTATCTATAAAGTTTTGACGGGTGACGAAAACAGTGCAGACCAAATGGCACACTTTACCAATCAATTTGACAAGGTAGCAACGGAACTAGGCTGTAGCGTTATCTACTGCCACCACCACTCAAAAGGCAGTCAAGGTGGCAAGAAGTCCATGGACCGTGCAAGTGGTTCAGGAGTATTTGCCCGTGATCCAGATGCTTTGATTGACTTGGTAGAGCTAGAGTTAAACGATGACTTGATTAAGATGAGGTCTGACAAAGCTACCTGTGCTATCTATCAAAGAGCTCTGAAAGAACGTGCCTTAGACTACTATAGACAATATGTCAGCTTGGACGATTTAGAGAGCAGGGTACAGATGCGTGATCACTTCGAGAAGGCTATAAGAGATGTGCTAGTCCGCAGGGTCTATACGGATGAGATTGCCAAGGTCATGCACGCTGTTGAAATTTCTACTGCTTGGCGTGTGGAAGGTACACTGCGGGAGTTTGCGAAGTTTAAGCCAGTCAATATGTGGTTTAGCTATCCAGTGCATTACGTAGATACATCGGGAGTACTTGCGGATATTCAGTTGGATGATAACAAGCCGAATTGGCAGAAAAACCTTGATAAAGGTCCAAAAGCCAAGAAAGAGTCTGCGAAAGATAAGCAAGAAAAACTCATGAACGCAATCCAAATCCTAGATGACGGTCTCGAACCTGTGACGATTGATGCAGTTGTAGAATATTTTTCGACGGAAGAAAAACCAATTAGTGAAAAAACAATCCGGAGATGGCTAAAAAATACAGGTCAATTTGAAGTTGAAAAAGGTCAAATATTACATAAAAATAATGGTTAGGGACAGGGACAAATTGGGGACAAATTGGGGGACAAACTGGATACAAAAATCCAATTTGTCTGTCCGAAATTACGGACAAACTGGAAAATGTCCCTGTGTCCCAAACGATAGTTTAGGACAACGGACAAACTGGAAAATGTCCCTGTGAAATCGCTCAACCGTGCGTGTTTAGAGCTCTAGGGACAAACTGGAGAAATTTAGGGACAAACTGAGAGACAGAATTCTTCTCTCTTCGAGAAGAAGAATTTAGGAAATGTCCCTAATGGTCCATGGGTACATGAACAGGAACATGGGGGTCCTAAGACTCCCCCATGTAACCCTGTAACCATGTCCCCTGACATGGACTTAGTCGCGAAATAAAAAAATATGGAAAGGTAAAATAAATATGGTGGTTGAATTTTTCCTACCGATGAAAAAAATACCAACTGTGACACACCAACAGAAACAAGTCCGAGTGGTCAACGGTAAGCCGCAATTTTATGAACCAGAAAAGTTGGCAGATGCCAGGGCTAAGTACGAGGCATTACTGGCAAGGCACGTTCCTCCAGATAAGCTGCAGGGCCCAATTCGTCTGACAGTCAAATGGTTATTTCCTCGGACGAATAAATCGAAGCATGGCCAGTACAAGACGACTAAGCCAGACACAGATAATCTGCAGAAATTGCTAAAGGATTGTATGACGACTGTTGGTTTTTGGGAAGATGATGCCCAAGTGGCCAGCGAGATTGTCGAGAAGTTTTGGTCTGATCAAGTCGGTATTTATATCAAAGTAGAGGTGCTGGATGAATTACATTGAATTTTTTGAAACAGAAGTCCCAAACTGGATGCGAGTTAGTAACCAGAAGATGCAAGAAGTTGGGTTCAACACGCAGGCATACTGGAACTGGGTTGTGGTATCTATGGCGGAAATCAGTAAGAAGTACAACAATGACAGACTGGTCATGAATCAGTTTGAAATGATTTTTGATTGGCTAGAGGAGAAAGCAAATGGAAAGGTTTGAAAAAGTATTGAATCCGTTAGTCATCTTGTTTGGAGTGATAATTGTACTTATTATTAAACTTGAACAATCCAAACAAGAAATTATGAGACTGAAAGAACAACAACCAGTAATCATCTACCAGGTAGACAACGCTGGCACAGAGATGTTTGGCAAGATCACAAGGAAGGACATTATTAACGGTCATTACTATGTTGAGGTCAAGCCGTACGGGAAAATCCTCGTGACTAGGGATCAGTACGAGGCTATCAAAGTTGGTGACCCAATCCCTGAGTATTTGAAGAAAAGAGGTAAATAGAGTGAAGCCTAGAAAATATCCGTACTCAGGAAGGCTGAGACTAACCAGGAAAGAAATGCCACGGTTTGTAAAACTTGGCTCGATTGCGTTATGTAAAGAAATGATAGATAGTATTGAGGGCATTCGTAGCGAGAACAGCTATGTTACTGTATTAATTCTCAAAATACCCAAACCATTTTTATCCTATGAGGAAAAAACAATTAAAGTACGTTTGCCGTTCGATGAAGTCGTAAGCATTTTGAATCAATACTAAACAAAAAAAGCCAAGGCACTCTCTGCCCTGGCTGTGGTAAATAACTCACATACATTATACCACAAAAGGAGACGAGAGTGAACAAAGCTAAAGAGTTACTTGATGAACTACAAAATTTGGATGAAGAGATACAGAATCGAATTGATGAGCTTGCTAATCTTGAAGCTAGTTTACTTTCTAGCCCTAAAATGAACGCGAATAAGGTTAAAGGTGGTCAGAAGATTCAATTAGATGAACGTTACATTGATATTTTTAGCATGCAAGATTCCTTGAAAGAGTATATGAAGGATGCTACTGAAGAAGCTATCAGACGCAGGATTGAATTGAGTAGGCTGATTGATAAAATGCCTAAACCTGCAAGTCGAACAATTCTAAGGATGGTGTATGTTCAGAAAGCAAGCGTATATGATATGATTGAGTTTTTACAATGCAGCAAGACTACTTTCTACAAAAAGAAGAAAGATGCAATCCGTGAACTAGGTGCTGTAATTGACAAAAGTGAACTAAAGTGAACTAGTCTGTAGCGCACTGGTCAAACAATCGTGCTATTATAGTATCATCAAGAAATAAGGGTAAGGCACTAAGCCTTGCCTGTTAGGGAATATAGCTCAGTAGGTAGAGCAACGGATTGAAGCTCCGTGTGTCGCAGGTTCGAGTCCTGCTGTTCCTATTTAAAAACTAGCAATAATAAAATAATTTAAGAGGACCCATTGACCATGTTTGCTAGTATCATGTGAGGGACTTATATTTCACTCAGGGAGATCACGGGAACGTGATCTTTTTGCTATTGATTGGAGGTGATGGAAAATTGAGTAAACTAGCACTAAAACAGAAACGTTTTGCAGATGAGTACATCATCTCAGGAAACGCTACAGAATCAGCAATAAAGGCAGGTTATAGTAAAAAATACGCAAATACTAATGCAAGTAAATTACTACAAAATACTACAATCAAAAAATATATCGATGAACGACTGAAAATCCTTGAATCTGAAAAAGTCGCAACTCAAGAAGAAGTTTTGTCGTATTTGACCTCGGTCATGCGGGGCGAGAAGACGGAACAAACCCTTTGTAGCATCGGTGAGTTTGGTCAGCAGGTCATAGACATTGACGTCGGAGCTAAGGACAGAATCAAGGCTGCTGAACTTTTGGGCAAACGACATAGGTTGTGGACAGACAAACAAGAAGTAACTGGCAATGTGGGCTTAGTCCAGATTATCGATGACATTCCGGGTGAGAGCGATGGCTAGGCCAAGACTGACAGAAATAATAGCGCCAAGCTTCTATCAGGTCCATCATGCGATTAAACAGAAGCGATATGCTCACTATTGGCTAAATGGTGGTCGTGGTTCAACTAAGTCATCATTTTATTCGGTTGAAGTAATCATGGGAATGATGGCGGACCCAGATGCTAACGCCGTTATTTTGCGTAAGGTCAAAGAAACATTGCGTGAATCCGTATTTGAACAAATGCTTTGGGCCATTGATAAGCTCAACGTGTCGCACTTGTGGCATGAATCACTTAACCCGCTAAGCATCACTTACAAGCCGACTGGTCAGAAGATTATATTTAAAGGTGCAGATAAGCCTAAGAAAGTGAAGTCCAGCAAGTTCCGCCGTGGATATGCTAAGTTTATCGTTTATGAAGAAGTAGACGAGTTTAACGGTATGGCAGACATACGGACCATTAATCAGACGTTGGTGCGTGGTGGCGATGATATACAAGTTATTTACGCTTATAACCCACCGCAGTCACAAAACAATTGGGTGAACACTGAAGTAGACCAGCAGAAGCTAAGAGCTGATACGCTGGTACATTCAAGTGATTATAGGACGGTTCCAGCAGAGTGGTTGGGTGAACAATTCATTGCAGATGCCGAACACTTGAAACAAACCAATCCTAAAAAATATGAACATGAATACCTTGGAATCGTGACGGGTACAGGTGCTGAAGTATTTACTAACGTGACATTAAGAGAAATGGCAGATGCTGAAGTTGGCACATTCGACAAGATACACCGAGGAATTGACTTTGGTTTTGCAGCTGATCCAACTCACTACACAGAAAACTACTATGACAAAACTCGTAAAAGGCTTTTTATTTTTGCCGAAATACATAAGCCTGGCATGAAGAATAGAACGATTGCTGAAGCGGTTAAGAAGATTAATAAAATTAACGGCTGGATAACAGGCGATAGCGCCGAACCTAGAACCATTGCAGAATTGAATGATTACGGGCTAAGAATTGTGGGCGCTAAGAAAGGTCCTGGTTCAGTTGAACATGGTATCAAGTGGCTACAAGACTTAAATGAAATTATCATTGATCCAGTTCGCTGTCCGAACACAGCTAGGGAGTTCAAAGGTTATGAGATACAGCGTGACAGTCATGGTAATTTGAAAGGAACTTATCCAGACAAAGACAACCACAGTATTGATTCAACTAGGTACTCATTGGAAGATGAAATGAGAACAGATAACTGGCTATATTAATAAGGGGTGATAATTTGGACGTAAAATATTTATTAAGCGACAATCCGCAAGTAGTCGCAACAGCATTAAATAAGGCGATTGAAGAAGATAAGCAGTCACAGAGTAAAGACAAGGCGCGGACCGGTCAACGTTATTATGAGTATAAACACGACATACTAGATAACCGCATTTTTTACATTGATGATAACGGGGTGGTGCGGGAAGATACCAATGCAAGTAACGTTAAGATACCGCATGCTTTCTTTACCGAACAAGTAGACCAGAAGGTGCAGTATCTGCTATCTAATCAAATTAAAGCGACGGTGAAAGACGACGAAGTGTTCCAAGAGCGATTAAATGGATACTATGACGAAGATATGCAGCTTTTCTTACAGGAAATGCTAGAGGGCGCTTCTAAGAAAGGATTTGAATATGCGTATGCTAGGACCAACCAAGATGACAGACTGGCCTTCCAAGTATCAGATAGCATCCAGACGTTCACCGTTGCCGATGACAGTGGGGATAGCCGCCGAGTTATCCGCTACTACACGAAGGACATCTACAGAGAAGGCAGAAATACCGCCGTAGAGCATGCCGAGGTATGGGACGATAAACAGGTCACTTTCTATGTGCAAGACAAGAACAAGCGATTTGTTTTGGACGATGCAAGAGAGCTGAATCCACGCCCACACGTTATTGCAAAAGATGCACAGGGGAGGTTGTTGCAGCGCACAATGGGGACCATTCCTTTCTATCGCTTATCGAACAACAAGCAAGAACGAACTGATTTGGAGCCAATTAAAGCACTGATTGATGATTATGATTTAATGGCGTGTTTCCTATCCAACAATTTACAGGACTTCTCAGAAGCCATTTACGTGGTTAAGGGGTTCCGTGGCGACGATTTGAGCAAGTTACGACAGAACATCAAGGCCAAGAAAACAGTCGGTGTAGGAGCTGATGGTGGTGTGGACATTCAAACGGTAGAGATACCAGTCGAAGCCCGCAAGACCAAGCTAGAAATCGACAAGGACGCCATTTATAAGTTTGGGATGGCATTTGATAGCACACAAATAGGCGATGGGAATATCACAAATGTAGTTATCAAGAGCCGTTACGCATTGTTGGACATGAAGTGCAACAAAGCAGAAGTCAGACTAAGAGCCATGCTTAAATGGATCAATGAAATGATTGTTGAGGACATCAACCGCCGATTTGGTACAGTGTATAAAGCCAGTGACATTGAAATAACCATTACTAGAGAAACCATGGTTAACGAAAATGACATTTACTTAAATGAGAAAGTCCAAGCTGAAACGAAAGCAGTCATTATTCAGTCTATTCTCGCAGCTGCACCAAGGCTAGATGACGAGAGCGTATTGAAGCTCATTTGCGAGCAGTTTGAATTGGATTGGGAAGAAGTAAGTCAATTACTTGAAGAACAGGAGTATACTTCTGGTTTGCAAGAAGGCACTGATCCAGTAGAGGATGATGAAGATGCAACAGATGGACAAGTGGCATAAGGAGCTAGATAAGCTATCCAGCAGACGTTATAAGCGCATGGATGGCGATTTATACAAATACTACAAAGACACGCTCAAAGAACTTAAAAAAGAGATTAAAGGCTATGTTGATAATTACGAGATGCTTTCATTCTCAAAGCGTTTGGAAGTTGAGAATCAACTGAAGATGACTAGGCGGATTGATGAGATTGTTTCTAACTTGGCCGGAAGTACGGCTCAAACAGTTAACAGCTATGTGCGTGATGAATTGCAGCAAGGCTATATGGGCGTTTGGTATGCGCTTGAAGGAGCCGAAAATATACAACTAGACTTTGGGATGTTGCCGGAGCGGTTTATTCAACAGTTGGTAGCTAAGAAGGTCGACGGAAAAACATTCTCAAAGCGGTTATATAGCAATCGTGATGATCTAGCTGATAGAGTGACGACTTCACTACTTGGCGGGGCCGTTCGGGGTGATGGTTATAAGAAGATAGCCAAGCAAGTTGGGGAACTGACAGAAGCTAACTATAAGCAAGCGTTGCGTATTGCCAGGACCGAAGGCGGGCGGGTACAATCAACCGCAAAACAAAGAGCGTACCAGGAAGTTAAAGATAAAGGCATTGACATTAAAAAGCGTTGGTTATCAACGTTGGATAAGAAAACCAGACACACGCACCAATCACTGGACGGCCAAACGGTGGAAATCGAAGAAGAATTTGTTTCCGACAGCGGGGCCAAGGCAATGGGTCCGAGAATGTTTGGTAAACCGCAAGAAGATATTAACTGCAGATGCACGACAATAACAATTGTGAATGGCATCGAGCCGGAGTTGCGCAAAGACATTGAAACAAAAGAGATTATCAAGTATAATAATTATAACGAGTGGGCCGAAGCAAAAGGCTACAAAGAACCAGCGAATAAATTCAAGGATGTTTTAAAAGATGTCGATTTTAGCAAATCAAGAAGAACAATCTCGAAGAAAGTGCTTGAAAACCTAGGAATTGATGACGTACCTGTTAGTATTAAAAAAATAAAGCCAAATGGTTATTGTAAATTTAGCACGGCTAATGATGGCACTGTAACAATGACGGAGTATGTGCTTGATAGTGGGGACCGGAGAAGTAGTGATTACCAAATTAAAACTACCTTCCACGAAGCTTATCATGCGATGAACCACGGAAGAAAAAGCGACATGAAAACAGGTATATTTGGAGACATTAATTGGTTGGATATTGAAGAAACGTTTGCGGAAACCTCGGCACATTATGCTATTAAACAAGCAGGTATTGATGTGAAACTTTCACCGGCCTATCCTGATAAACTTGTAAATGTGCTACCAAGACTTAAAAAGATTGATAAGTTTAAAAACGCAAGTACATTGAGTGACTTTGGCGAGATTGCATGGAATGAGCGGTTAGCTGGTCAAGCTTCAACGTGGGAAAGTCTAGCAAAAGAAGTAAATGACATTCAGCATGATTGGGTATCGTATGGAAAGCAATATGAGAAATACATCAAGGAAAACGAAACCGATTTGCTTGGCTTGATGCTTCAAAATATGCCTCAATATGACAATGAGCAGATAAGAGGAATGATGCTTGGCGACCTTCACAGTGCATTGGATAAGGCCGAAAATGGCGGATGGTTAAACAGCAATGAAGAAATGGTTTACTCAAATATATTGGTTGTCGCTATGAACTTAATAGGGGTGAAGTAACATGTTGTATTTATCTAACAATTGGCTAGTTAAGCAAAGTAACGAGAAAAAAGTCCGTTCTTTGCTTGATAATTTGAATCAAGACTTAATAACGGATGATTTACTGACAGAAACCGAAGTTATTTCGGAGCTTGAAAATCTTGGTGAAACAATTATCATAGAAAAACTGAAAAATAACGAAATAGCATTTGGAGCTTAGCATCTATCACACAAGATAGGTGCTATTTTTATACCCAAAAAGGTGGTGGAACCGTGAAGAAGTTCGTAGCAAAAGTAATCAATCGGCTATTACTCAAGATTTACCGCTTGCGGTAGATCAGGAGTGTGGTCTTTTATCTTGTCCTAAGCATGACATTAAAAGGCCTTTTTATTTTCGTAGGATTGTACGTTAACAATCAACTATACAAGATGCAACCTTGTTAAAAGCGTAATAGAAGGAGCAATAAACATGACGTTTAAAGAGTATTTAATTTCAACGGGACTAACTGATGAACAAGCTACTAAAGTTGAGCAAGGAATGCCGGCACAAAAACTATACCTTGCGAGCGAGGAAAACTTGGACACACGTTATACAAAGTTGAAAGAGCAAAAAGAGCAGTTAGAGAATGATTTGAACGCTGCAAATAAACTTGTAGGCGACTTGAAGAAAACCAACAAGGATGCCGAAGAATTGCAACAAAAGATTACTGATTATGAAACTAAGGTGCAACAACTTGAAACTGAACGTGCTGAGGAACGCAAAACGTACGCAATTAAAGAAGCACTACAGAAAGAAGGCGTTTCTGACGTTGAATATATGATGTTCAAACTGGGCGAGTTGGAAGTCGACAAAGACGGTAACGTGGTTGATTTAGATAACAAAGTGAAAGCTTTGAAGGAAACTAACCCGGCATTTTTTAGCACTCAAGACAATGGAGTGCTAACAGACAAGCAGGCTCCGGGGTATCAAGTAGTTGACAACAAACTGGATAACGGCCGAAACACCGAGCCGGAACCACAATCATTAGCGGAAGCTATCGCGCTAGAATTTAAAAAATAGGGGGAAATAAATTATGGTATTAACATTAGCACAAGCAAAAGTAAGTATGGCGAACAAGGTGGACCAACAAGTAATTGACCAATTCCGTCGCGAGTCACTATTGATGGACGCGTTGGTATATGATGATGCAGTATCACCGGGCACAGGCGGTTCGACACTGGTTTATGGTTACACGCAACTGAAAACACCGTCAACAGCCGGGTTCCGTGCAATCAACAGCGAATACACAGCAAACGAAGCGGTGAAAGAAAGCAAGACAACCAAACTTGCCATCCTGGGCGGTTCCTTCGAGATTGACCGCGTGATTCAATCGACAAGCGGGCAACAAGCGGAAGCAGCGTTCCAAATGGAACAAAAAATCAAGGGTGTGCGCAACGCATTCCATAACGCCATCGTGAACGGTAACGCGACGACTAATGTTAATTCTTTTGATGGCTTGAACAAACTATTGACAGGCACTTCGACTGAATTGGGTACGACAGCGGTTATTGACTTGACTTCAATGGCGACACAAGCGGCTGCATTTGCTTTCTTGGACAAAATTGACGCGTTTATTTCCGAGTTGGACGGCGTACCAACGATGTTGATGGGGAACACAAAACTAATCAACAAAATCAAAGCCGCTGCACGTTACGCTGGTTACCTATCACAATCCGAAGATGCGTTTGGCCGCACAGTTGATGCTTACAACGGTATTCCGTTGGTTGACCTTGGCTACTACTTCGACGGTTCCAAAACGGATGCCGTTGTCGGCGTGTTCGATCGCACGGTAGGCACAGCGCAAACTGGTTTGACTGACTTGTACGCGGTGAACGTTGGCTTGGACGGGTTCCACGGTGTGACACCGATGGGCGGCGTGGGCATTTCGCAATACTTGCCAGACTTCAACCAACCTGGCGCAGTGAAAAAAGGCGAAGTGGAATTGGTTGCTGGCATCGCATTGAAGAACAGCCGTAAAGCTGGGGTACTTCGTAACCTGAAAGTACAATAAGGGGGTTTGTAAATGGCTAAAATTACAGTACCGAACAACCCGGAATATAACGGCATTGATTTTGGTGCTCCTTTCGTGAACGGCGTGGCAGAAACCGAAAACGCATGGTTGATTGCCATGTTTAAGGAGAACGGCTACAACGTGGAAGAAAAGGCACCAGCCAAAAAGACAACGACTAAGAAAGAGGGGTAATTCCCTCTTTTTCTTTTTATGAAAGAGGTGGGAACATGATTCTTTCTTTAGGCGATGCGCGTGAAATTGATATCGACATCACACAAGAGGACCTTGACGCGTTTGAGACGAGCGTGCGGGAACTGACGAATAACAACTTCCAGAACACGTTTGTGCGGTTCAAGGACGTGGAAATCGTGACCACGAACACCATCCTGGTGAAAGAACCGATTGCCGGTTTGCGCGTAGGCGACACCGTAGAAGTGAATTATTCGCATTACAACGATGGTTTGTTTGTTGTCAAGGAAATAGACGGAAAGCAAATTACCGTGCAAGATACGCCGTTTTTTATGGGTAATTCGGGCCGTGCAATGCTAACTAAAGTAGAATATCCGGCCGACATCAAACGAGGTATTAAAAAGCTTATTGAGTATGACAAAGCAATGGCTGGCAAGGTTGGCATCAAGTCCGAAACTATCGCACGCATGAGCGTTACTTACTATGATGTTAACTCAACAGAAAATACAGACGGTTATCCATCTTCTTTACTCTCTTTCTTACGCAAGTACGAAAAAATGAGGTGGTAGCATGCAAACATTCGAAATCGAAGTCATGGCACAGGTTGACGACGGCATAGGTGGTTTTACCGAAAATTGGGCGCCTTTTAAGACGGTTCAAGGATATCTCGACTTAATCACAGGAACAGACCTAAACACGCTACAAAACGCATTTACGGAGCAATCAACGCATGTGCTTATTATTCCACAGTTTACAGATGGTATAACGGACAAAATGCGAGTAGTTGATTCTGATAATCGCTGGTACTCGATAACTTATGCTGATGATCCAGTTGGCCAACATCATCACAACGAGCTTTATGTGAAATATGGAGGTGTTTTAAATGGCTAAAGGTTGGAAGTTTGAGGATAACTCAAAGAAAGTGAAAAAACGGCTTACTGGCGTAAGTGAGGAGGCTATGGAAGCCGCAGTCTTATTCATTGAAGGACAAGCCAAACCTTTGGCACCAGTTAGTTCAGGTGAGTTAAGGGACAAGATAGACCACTCTGTTAAGCGCGGTGATGATGATGTAGTCATAGGGAAAGTTGGTTCGCCGTTGGACTATGCGCCATATGTTGAATATGGTACAGGAGAATTTGCGGAGAATGGCAAAGGTAGAAAAGGTGGATGGGGTTACACAGATGAAGAAGGAACAGAGCATTGGACGCGTGGTAGCAAGCCACAGCCATTCTTAAGACCCGCATTCAGAAGAAATAGAAAACAAATTGAGCAAATAATAGGTGGGAAATTTAAGGCATCGTTCAAAGGGAAGTGATTAATTGATTGATTTACTAAAAGAGCTAACAGCGCAATTCAGGTTGGTGACAGCTGAAAGTTTCCATGAAATGAACCGCAAAGCTACTATTATTTATCCTTATCTGACCTTCGATTTTGACAGTGAAGCGTTGGAAAGGAACGTGGACGGCTTTTATATAGACGTTGATGTATTTGACAATAACGCTAGTTATATGCGCGTGTTTGAGTTAGAAGAAGCATTAAAAGAACACTTCAAAGACAACCGGAAACTAACAGATAATCTGTTTATCCGGTTTAATTTTTTGCGTTCAAATAAGATACCAACTGGTGATGATTTAATCAAAAGACGAAGCTTGCAATTCTATTGCAAAGTTGATTGGAGGAAAAAATAATGACATTAAAGAAAACAGGCTACACAGAAAAAACATCAAAGAATTATTTAATTAATGCCGCTACTGTGTACACTGATGTGACTTATACAGAGGGTGATGGCTTTACAGGAACGTTGCATGGTGCAACAAGTGGTGGTGTGACGTTGACTATCGAACAGACGTATCGTGACATTGAAGTCGACGGTACAAGCCACACAAAACTTAAAGGAAACAAGGTATTGGAATCAGCGTTTGCATCGGCAACGGTTAACTTGAAAGAAATCACGGCAGAATCCATCCGACAATCATTAAATGGTGCTATCGAAACCGCAACAACAGCCGAAGCACCAACTGGCTATAAAGTAGTTACGACTAAGCGCTACTTAGAAGATGGCGACTATATCGGGAACATGGCCGTTGTCGGCACGTTATCCGGCACAAATGAACCGGTTATCGCTATTCTAGATAATGTTATTTCTACAGGTGGTTTAGAGTTGACCACTGAGGACAACAACGAAACGGTTATTGAACAAACGTTTGAAGCTCACGCAACAGTTGAGCAATTGGACGCGGACAAGTTCCCTTGGAAAATTTTATTCCCTGCGGTGTAGCATAAGGAGGCATATTAAATGACACTAGAAATGCGAGAATTGAAGGGTGATGACTTATTCACCCTTTTATCAATTGTCGGCAAGATGGACATTAAAGACGAGTTTATTAAGATGTTTGAAAATAATTCGAACGCTGATAAAGTTGCACCGATGGATCACAAGAAAAAAGAACCGACAAAAGCAGAGAAAGCCAAGCAAGAAGCGGAAGCTGAAAAGCGTGGTATGGAAGCAATGGCTGGTTTGTTGCAAAAAGTGTTGGTCAATGCGGGGAAAATCAAAGGCGATATGAACGCATTATTTGCTGATTTAACAGGCGAGCCGAAAAAAGACATTGAAGCATTAGGTTTGAAAGAATACACTGCATTAATCATTACTTTCTTCAAGAAGCCGGAACTAGCTGATTTTTTCTCGTCTATCGCATCATTACTACAGTAAATGATGACGGTGTATTTAAACTAAAAGATACGCTATTTAAGCGCTATGCTAATCCGTTAGACCTTATGAGTACATACTCATTAGAAGGTTTAGCGGATTTTATTTTGCAGTTATACGACGAAGAACGTGAAGAAGATCTTTGGGAAACGTGGTTGCACAAGGACCAAAAAGACGATTTTAAAACGTTTAAGAAAAAGTACTTTAAACAAGCGTACAGAAATAAACCTAAGACGCTATCGAAGGAGGAAGAAGAACGCAACATTGCTAATGCGATGAGGTTCATCAAGCCTACTAACAAAGGTGGTGAGAACGAATAATGAATGAAATTTTTAAGCTGTTTGGGACAATCGGACTTAACAACAGCGAAGCAAACAAAGGTATTGATGAAACAACTGGTAAGGCTCAAAGTGCAAGTGGTAAAATCGCCGGATTCTTTAAAAAGGCGGCAGTGGCCATTGGTGCCGCATTTGCTGCAGGAAAACTAATTGATTTTGGTAAAACGGCAGTAGAAGCGGCAGCAGGCGCTAAGGCGATTCAAGCACAATTTGAGCAAGTATTTGGCGACATGCAAGGCGATGCTGGCAAAATGATATCCTCAATGGCGGATGAGTTTGGCATGGTGTCTACTAGATTGAAACCATCAATGACCAAAATGACATCCATGTTTAAAGGCCTTGGCATGGATACCGAAAAAGCCATGGGTAAAGCGAGTGATGCGGTACGCTTATCAGCCGATGCTGCTGCTTTCTATGATGTGTCTTATGAAAGTGCTAACCAATCGCTAACATCCTTTATTAAAGGTAACTATGAGGGTAGATTCACTGCCCTGACTAACCAATCAAAATCGGTGAAGGCTAAACTATATTTATCAGCATAAAAAATGGTATAATAAGGGTAGGCGAGATAGGGTAGCTCCCAAAAGCAAGGTACTCCAACCTTGTTTCTCGCTTTTAATTATTTGGAGTGAACACTATGGAGGGTGTATTTATTATGAATAAAAAATGGAATATTGATAATATCAGGTGTTTTGTCGAAAAAGAAACCAATTGTAAATTAATATCAACTGAATACTTAGGCTATGCTTTATCGCTAGAATTTGAATGCTCATGTGGAAACCACTTCCAAAAGAGATGGAGTAAGTTTTATTCTAGCAATCAAAGAAGATGTCAAAAGTGTTCTAGGAAACAGCAACCTAAGTCGTTCGATTTCTTTGAAAAAGAAGTTTTTGAACTTGTTGGCGATGAATATACATTTTATGAATATAAGCAAGCTAATACATTAACACTAGTTAAACATAATACTTGTGGAAATACATACAATGTAACGCCTAGCCATTTTCTAGGTGGGAAAAGGTGTCCGTATTGTAACGGAGGCAGAAACTTAGGCGAAACAGCTTTCAAAAAGAAACTAGATAATATTTACAATGGCGAAATTGAATTAATCGGAAAGTTTACAAATATGCGTGAGCAAACAGCATTTAAGAATATTATTTATAATGTTGAGTTTGTAACTTCTCCTACAAATGTTATTCAAGGATATTCAACCGGTAGAAAAATATCATCTGGTGAATATGCAATAAAAACATGGTTGGAAAACCAAAATATTGATTATCAATTTCAATTTTCATTTTCAGCATTAAAACGAAGTCCTTTTGATTTTTATATTCCATCTGAAAACTTAGCCATTGAATATGATGGTGAACAGCACTTTAAACCAATTAAATACTTTGGTGGAAAAGATAAGTTTAAAAAACAAATAAAAAACGATGTGCGTAAAAATTATTATTGCGCATCACATAATATCAAACTTATCAGAATACCCTACTGGAAGTTTGATAAAATAAACACCATTTTGGAAGATGCTATTATGTAGCATCTTTTTATTATGCAAAAATATAGCATGCTAATACCGAGGTAAGCTAGAACATCACTAGCCACCGTAACGCATAGCGGATGAGCGTTAAGAGAGCAAAAATTCCGCCACGAGTGATTGGCAACTTAAAAAAAGTTGAAAATGTATGCTGAACTATATGGAAACATATAGAACTAGAGGATAAAAAGCCTTTAGGATAACAATTTGGGTGAAGCTATTGGTATTTTCGCCAACGAAACACAAATGGCGCAATTCGCAATACAAAAAGGTTTAGTTGCATCTACCACTGAATGGTCCGCACTAGATGAAGCCACGAAACAAGCCACACGATTAGAATACGCCCAAAACATGCAAGAGCTTGGTGGAGCGACTGGACAGGCCAGCCGTGAAGCTGATGGCTTTGAGAACGTTATGGGCAACGTCAAACAAGCTTGGCAAGACTTTCTTGCGCTAGTTGGCGGTCCAATTTTATCCCCCGTTGTAACGGGGCTTCAAAATACTACTACATGGCTTCAAGAAGCTGGCAAGTGGACGCAAGACTTGATGGCTAAACTGGAACAAAACGGGGCTGTCCAGAACTTTAAAACGGCGTTTGATAACATTTCTAGTGTTCTTGGAGATGTTACTGGTTCGATTGGCGATTTTGTCAATAATCTTTTAGGAATTGACGGAAAATCTGCGTCGGTAGATGGTGTTGCCGATAGTTTTAAGAAAGTTTCAGATTTTCTAGCGGATGCAACGGGCGAAATCAAAGACTTTGTAGGCTGGTTCCAAAAAGGTGGACCAGCGGTTGATGCGTTTAAAGCTGCCATTATAGGTATTACAACTGCATGGGCAGGATATAAGGTAGTAATAGGGACTATTCAAGCAATTGAAACAGTCCGTAATACCTTGCTTGCGGTTGGAAACGGGTTGATGCTAGCTAGATTCGCCCAGTCTGGAGCATTGACCGCAGCAGAAGCAACCCAGGCGGCAGCCACGATGGGAGCGAGTGGCGCTTTTGGAATATTCAACGCTGTCCTATCCGCTAACCCAATAGCTATTGTCATCATGGCAATTACAGCCCTTGTTGCTGCGTTGGTATGGTTCTTTACGCAGACAGAGACTGGACAGCAAATGTGGCAGGGGTTTGTTGACTTTTTAGGCAATGCGTGGACGGTCATTTCTACAACTGCTCAAAATGTTTGGAACGCCTTGTCGGCTTTTTTGAGCAATATTTGGTCGGCTATCGTGTCGTTTGCACAGATTTATTTCAATATGTTAGTCGCTTTTTACTCTGGCATTTGGAATGTTATTTCAAATACAATCTCGGCGGTTTGGAACGGAATAGCTTCATTCTTGTCTGGATTGTGGAACGGTATCTATAGCACGGCATCTAGCATCTTTAATAACATGTCAAGAACCATCTCGAGCGTTATGAACGGAATTTCCAGCACCGTATCCCGTGTATGGAACGGGATTAAAGACACCATTTCAAATGCTATTAACGGGGCGAAAGACGCTGTCTCTCGTGCGATTGAAGGAATAAAAGAATCGTTTAATTTTGAGTGGTCACTTCCACGCCCTAAAATTCCCGGATTTAGAGTGAGTGGGGGAGAAGCTCCGTGGGGATTCATGGGGGAAGGTTCGCTTCCATCAATCGGGGTTCAATGGTTTGCTGATGGTGGTATTTTAACTAAAGCAATGGCCTTTGGCATGAACGGTAATGATGTGATGGTAGGTGGAGAAGCTGGAAAAGAAGCGGTACTTCCTTTGAACCGTGAAACATTAGGCGGTATTGGTGAAGGTATCGCTGCATCTATGGGTTGGGGCAATGATTACATTGCTGAAAAGCTAGATGCAATCGTTGATTTGTTGATTAATTTCTTCACTGGCTACAATCCAAACGCACAAGTTGTTATGGACACAGGCGCATTGGTTGGAGCGATTAAAGCAGAAATGAATAGGCAGTTAGGAAACGATATCAATCTGAGGGGGCGTGGTAGATGAACCAAGTAGAATTTGACGGCATCCTGTCGTATGACGACTGGGGCGTGTATCTCACGTCTTACTTTGTTGGTGATGCAGAACCTAAGGAGAATTATGTGGACATTCCATTCGGTGACGGATCGCTTGACTTGACAGAGGCAATAACAGGAGAAGTAGTGTATTCCAACCGTGAATTTGAAGCGGTATTTACCATGAAGCCACCGAGAAGCGCTTGGCCGGACTTGGTGCGGATGATGCGAGCGTATCTGAATGGCAGAAAACGCAAAATCCGTATCGCTGATGAGCCAGACTACTACTTAATCGGCAGATGTAAGACGAGCTTCGAAATAGACGGTGTTCTGGGGCGTTTAACCGTTTCCGCAACGTGTGAGCCGTGGAAGTATACAAATGCGCCTACGGTCCAAAATGTGACGATTCCGGCCAGTGGCACGGTAACGACCTATCTACCCAACTCACGCAAACGGGTGATTCCGACGATCACGACGAGCGCGGAAGTGTCCATCACTTTTGGAGGTCAAACAACGGTGGCAACAGCCGGAACGCACAAATTTACAAATATCGTTTTGGTTGAGGGCGAGAACCAAATGACCATCACAGGGGTTGCCGGCACAACCGTGTCATTTGAGTATCAAGAGGGGGCGTTGTAGCATGTATAAAGTTTATTGCGACGGCGCACTGCTGTACGACCCGCGTGTGGAAGAATTGCAGTTATTCGACAAAAAAATTAGCTTGGAAGTAAACAAAACAGGGGCCTTTGACTTTACCATTTATCCTTCGCACCCGCTTTACAATCGCATTTTTCGGCTGAAATCGAGCATTGAGGTTTATCAGGATAATTATTTATTATTCCGTGGTCGGGTGCTGGATGATGAAATTGATTTCTACAATGCGAAAAAGGTTATTTGTGAGGGTGATTTGGCTTTTCTAAACGACGGCATTATCCGCCCTTACAACTACACCGGAAGCATTGCTGGATTCCTGCAATTTATCGTGGACACCTACAACGAACAAGTGGAACCAGAAAAGCAGTTTACGCTTGGAAGTGTGACGGTAACAGACCCGAACGATTACATCACCAGGTCAAGTATCAACGCTGAAACGGCTTGGGACGTCATCAACGATAAATTGATTGATATGCTGGGCGGATATATCATGGTGCGCCGGGAGAATGGCACTAACTATCTTGATTACTTGATAGATAGTGAGCATCGCGGTATGCAAGAAATCACGCTGGGCGAAAACTTGCTGGACCTAACGAAAAACATCAAGGGTCAAGACATCATTACCGCATTGATCCCGTACGGCACACGTTTGGATGATGCCGAAGGCAAGCAGACAGACAACCGCCTGACCATCGCCAACATCAACGGTGGCGTGGACTATGTTTATAACCAGGAAGCGGTAGATCTGTATGGTTGGATATTCGGAACGGCTACGTGGGACGATGTGACGGTTCCACAAAACTTGCTGACCAAGGCAAACGCCGAATTAGCCCGGCGCATTAATTTGAATGTGGCGATGGAAGTCAACGCGGTGGACTTGTCCATGACGGATGACGAGATTGACGAGTTCCGCTTTTTCGAGTATGTGAAAGTCAATAGTCCGGCACACTTGCTGACCGATTACATGTTGGTGACGAAACTCGACATCGACTTGGACAATCCGCAGAACAACAAGTTAACGCTTGGCTTGGATTATGACACATTCACCGAAAAACAGGTATCGACTGAAAAAGTTATCAAAAATCTTGATGCTGAGGTCAAGGAAACGCAAACGAGCCTATCCAATACCATCGCACGTGTGGAAACGACTTGGCAATCCAATATCCAGCAATCGGCGAACGAAATCCGCACCGAAGTCGCACAGAACTATGTGGCGACAACGGACTTCTCGACATACAAAGAATCGGTATCCACGAAGTTCGAGCAAACGAGCGACAGTTTCGATTTCACGTTCAATGAGTTAGTCACGCAAATCAACACACTTGACGATGAAACACGGGCGCAGTTCGAGGACATAACCAAATATATTCGATTTGTTAACGGTGACATTGTTCTGGGTCAAGTCGGGAACGAAATCACGCTACAAATCCAAAACGACCGCATCCGTTTCCTGCAATCCGGGGCGGAAGTTGCCTATTTCAGCAATAACAAATTATATGTAACAGATATAGAAGTGTTGAATTCCATTAAAATTGGGAATTTTGCTTTCATACCGCGCGCGAACGGATCGTTGGACTTTAAGAAGGTGGTGAACTAATGGCTGAATTTTGGTCGAATAACGATAGAGGTTATCGAATCAGATTATGGATTGACCAACTGCCTCAAACGCAAAACAATATAGCAAATAACAATAGTCAGGTTAGAGTTAGGCTTGCTTTATTAAATACTACTACAACATTTGCTGAGTATGACTGCTCAGCTTACGTAGATTTGAACGGTCAGAGATTGAGTTGGTCAGGTAGACCGTCTGTATTGTCCTACAATCAGACAATTATGTTGATAGACCAGACTATCACAATCGGACACAATGCAGATGGTACTAAGTCATTTGGATTGTCAGCAAGATTTAACGGTAGTGGTGGATGGTCGCCCGGCACTCTTTCTATAGGTAGTAACTCATTTACTCTAACAACTATCCCGCGGGCAACGACACCAACTTTAAGCAACGGCAATCCGGTGATGGGCACGACAATAACCATCAATTTACCGCGAGCCAGCAACAGTTTTACCCATAGCATTTTTCATGATTTTTATGATGGCAAGTGGACACAAATCACGACCGGAGCCGGAACATCGTACCCGTGGACGGTACCGCTTGATTTGTTCGCGCCACGGATACCAAACGCCACATCCGGCGGTGGCCGTATTAAGGTAGATACCTACAACGGCGGCACCTACATTGGTTCAAAAATCGTAAACTTTACAGCAAGCGTACCGACTAGCGTAGTACCGACCATTGACACCAAAAAAGTAGAAGAGACGGTTGACGGGCTGAATACGCAATTTGGGGCTTATGTGCAAAATAAATCCAAAATCAAAGCAACCATGACAGCGAGTGGGACTTATGGAAGCACGATCAAAAGCTACAAAATAACGGCAAACGGTGAAACGTTTAATGCTGAAAGCGGTACGACAAGCGAGTTAAAAACAAGCGGAACAAACCGGGTCAATTTCGAGGTGACGGACTCGCGGGGGCGGAAAGCGACAAGCTACATTGATATATCTGTAACCACTTATGAAAACCCGAAAATTTTAAGTGTGAGCGCAACCCGGTGTAACGAGGACGGAACAACAAACGATGAAGGAACATATGCAAAAATAACCTTCAATGCGAGCGTGGCACCTGTCGGAAACAAAAACACGAAAGCGTTCATAGTTAAGTACAAGAAGACTGGTTCGTCTACGTGGGCGGAGGTTGATGTGACTGGCGAAACGCACAGTATGAACACCTACACAATTATCGCGGGGTTCGATGTGGACTATGCCTATGATATCCAGTTGTACGTGGCAGATTACTTCACGAGCATCACGTTTTCACCGACACCGTTGCCAACCGCCTTCACACTCATCAACTACCATCCGGACGGCAAGGCGGTGGCCTTCGGGGAGGTGTCAGACGGGTTCGGGTTCAGTGTGAACATGAACGCACAGTTCAAGAAATCAGTTGATGTTGTGGGAAATATCTACGCTTTGGATATGTTTATCGCGGGAAAGGCGCTTCGGGATATTTTTTACCCAGTCGGCTCGATTTTTCAAAGCGTTGATGGAACTGACCCATCAACATTTATAGGCGGAACGTGGGAGCGTTTTGGTAATGGTAGAGTTCTTGTTGGTGTAGACGAAGCAGATAGTGATTTTAGTACGTCGGATAAGACTGGAGGAGCAAAGACTACGACAAACTTAATGCTGCAAGGTACTAATTATGGTGGACTATCTGGAGGAAGTACAGGAGGAGAATATAGAGGACGAGTATGGGTATCCCCTTCCAACTTAGTAAACACTGATGCAGGAGCGACCTCTTTTAACCAAAACATTGTACAACCCTACGTAACAGTATATATGTGGCGCAGGACGTCTTAATTAAAACAGGAGGAAAAAATGGCATTAAAGAAAATACAATATGACGTACGGCTTTTAAGCACGGAAAAAACGCTACAAGGCAAAGCGCCGATTGTCTATACAAACGACTTAAACAGCGCCGAGTTTGTCTTTAGCATCTTGGATATGACAGTCGAGCAATTGGCAGGCGCGACAGCAACCACGCTTTTATATATGCGTGATGGTTCGTTTTTCCAAAACAGCGATGTGAATTTAAACGGCAATACGTTCACATACTTGCTGAAAGAAAACGAGGGGAACCACGGTGGGTTAGCCCAAATACAATTGGTTGTTAAAATCGGCACGGCAGAATATGCGTCACAACTTTACAGTTTTGAAGTTGTTACCGGCCTGGAAACCAAAGTCGCAGCCGAGGTCATGATCCAAGACTGGACCACACTCACACGTGACGCACACGCCTACATTGACCAGTTTGTTGCTGATGAAGCGGTCAGACAACAACAGTTTGAAACGGCAGAGGCGAACCGCGTAACATTCTTTGAAGCGGCTGAAACAAATCGGGCAACCGCAGAAACAAATCGGGTGTCAGCAGAACAGTCACGTGTTACCGCAGAATCCGGACGTGTCGACGCTGAAACCAGTCGCGCGAGTGCGGAAAGTGCAAGGGTGACAGCCGAACAAGCGAGGATTAGTGCTGAAGCGCAACGCGCTCTATCATTCGCAGACATGCAGATCACGCATGACTTGGACACAGGGAAAAATTATAAAACAAACCTAGAGATACATAACGGACAACCACGGTTGAAATTGGAGGAGATTGTATGACAGAATTTTTAAATTTGCCAACAGGAGAAGATATGCGTCGGGTAGCGGATGCGGTCGAGAGGATGGCCTCGAGCGAACTTGGCAAAGTGACGGACTATACCAATGCGCCTGGTGCAAAAGTGCTAGTTGCTGGAACGCGTGACAATGGCTTTTATGGGTTTGTGCATCCGGAAGAAATGGGACTGATTTCCGCAAATCCGGCAGGGAAACAGGACGTATCAGCTTCAAATTTAGCTTTAGCGATTGGTTTAGCCGGAGGCACTCCAATAAATGAAGACTCAGCTTGGATGAAATTTTCAAGAAAGGGCGAAATCTACTTGGTACCTGTCAAGCCACTCCGTCACTCGGTAACTTGGAATCAAATCTACAATCAAGGGGCGGTTTATGGCAACGGAACTGTCGGAGTCACGCCTCCGAACGGTCGTTCTGGTGCGAAATTGGCGGTTGACGGCGCAACGAACAGCTTCACTATCATCCCATCTGCTGCCAATCAAGGATTTCTTGTTTCGGAAGGCGCTCTCGGAATAGTTGGAAACACGATTGTTTCAAGAGGGTTTGCTAATGCAGCGAATAATGGGGAGTTTGTCATCAGCGCGATCACAGACACGGCTATTACTGTAACAGGCAGAACGCTCGTGACCGAATCCGGAGCGGCCAAGGCTTCGATTTATGAAAAAACAAAAGCAGTAACTCAAAATCGGGATGTTGTTATTGGAGGAAATCGCTATCGGGTTCAGTTACTGAAAGGTGCTTCACAGGACCCGTTGAACAGCTACGCAGATGCCGATAGAGATATGGTTGGGCCTAACTCAGAATGGAACAGTCTCATTATCCCATTGCACGAACGGGCAAAACTCGGAAACTTTGCATATAGCGCCTACGCAAAAAACGCTGAAAACCCTGTTGCGGATTGGGGTATTGGTTTGACGGACGCGGACCTTGTCACATATTACCTGCTAGGTTCCGGGAACTATAGTTGGTGTCAAGAGACATCGGATGTCGATTCGTTCCGCCGCGTCCTTCGCGGGAACGGCGGTGTGTCGTACGCGGACCACTTCCCTTCGTGGCATGTGAATACGTTTTTCGGTTGGCGCCCCGTGCTCCGCCTTTTAAGTTAATAAGCAATAATAAATGAGGAGGAATTGAAATGTTATATTACAAAAATGAGGAATACAAGCTGATGCCTTTTTTGGCAACGTATACTAAAAACGGGGAAGAAATAAAGTGGCATGTAGCCACTAAAGAGGAGTTGGAGTCTTTCGAAGAAATGGGGCACATTGAGGATCTTTCTTTTGAGGAGGCGGATTATGCGCCAGATATAGTATCGCGTCTGGAAGAAGTTAGAAATTATCCGCAATCAGAATTTTCCGTCGTCAGCAAATATGTGTTCGAAAACAAAACGGTCGAAGGGACGGCGCTTGCGATAAAGAAACAAAACGAAACCTTAGAACGAAGCATCTTGGAATTGGCAATGGCACAAATGGGGGTGGAATAATGAGCGCAATGGCAAAACTTTTTTCAAAATATGTAAAAAACGGCGTGTACACGATTGAGCAAGTTCCTGCAACATGGAGGGCGGAGGTTGAACAAATTTTAGCGGAGGAAGAGCAAGCTAATGACGGAGACGCTCAACCGGCCGTTGAGGTGTAGCCTATGCCGGGACAGGAAATCGTCAGGGAGGCAATAAAAACCTCTTGGACTATAGATAAAATCGCAGGGGTTGTTGTCGTCATCCTTGCGATTTTGCTTGTCTCGATGGTTGTCAGCCAAAATGCCCATATCAAGCGATTGATTGGAAATTTTCAAAAAACAAACGATGCTTTGATGGTGACTAATCGTCAAATTGCTAGCGATAACCAACGTCATATGGAGCATTTGACAACAGCGGTCAATAATTTGGCTAGCGAGACACGTAATGATATTACAGATTTAAAAGAGCAGGTCTCGGAACTCAAAGAAGAGGTAAGAGACCAACGAATGACCCAGTAGGAGGTAAAAGATGGAACATTTAACAGAGCTTATTTTGGGTACAGCGACAGGTATTATTGGCATTATTGGTGGAATGATAATGCGTGAAGTGAAAAAATATTTAATCACAAGGGGCGGTAAGCGAGCGGTCGAAATCACAGAGATTTTGGCAAGGAATGCGGTTAATGCAGTAGAACAAATTACTAAGCTAGACCAAGAGCATCACGTAGATAAGCTAGACATGGCAAAGCGTAGGATTACTAGCCAATTGGAGAAATACAATATCTACATGACCGAAACACAGTTAGAAACGTTTATCGAGTCAGCTGTAAAGCAAATGAATGATGCGTGGAAGGGAGAATAATTATGTTTGAATTTGACGAAGTAATTGAGTTTGACGAAGCTAAGTACGAGGACAACATTGCCCGTCATACGTTTCCTGAGCATGAAGGGAAAGGGGCTGATGTAGATGAGCAATCTTGATTTGAAGATGGTTCAAATGCTGGTGCCTGTTGCCAAGTACGGTATTAAATGCCCATATGCAATGGTTCCTGAGTTCTTGACCATCCACAATACGGCCAATGATGCGTCTGCGCTGGCAGAAATAAGTTTTATGGTTGGTAACGGGGATGAAGTATCTTACCATTGGGCTGTAGATGATGAGCAGGCTATCCAAGGCATCGAACACAATCGAAATGGTTGGCATTCGGGTGACGGTGGGAACGGAACAGGCAATCGTAAATCAATCGGTATTGAGATTTGCTATAGCTTGACTCCGGGCAATCCAAAGTACGCTAAATCGGAGGACAACGGGGCTAAACTAGCAGCGATTATCTTGCATCAATATGATTGGGGTATTGACCGTATTCGTAAACATCAAGATTGGAGCGGTAAGTATTGCCCGCATCGTATTTTGGGCAACGGCAACTGGGAAGGCTTTAAAACTAAAGTCCAGGAGTATCTGGACCAACTAAAAAATGGTGCGCAGTCACCAGGAGAAAAGAAAGAAGAGGAACAAGACATGATTACAATTTCAGCAGAAGGACGCGGTATTGCTTTGGTTATGGGAGGACGCTTTTTGCCTATCCTAGATCCCAAAACTCCAACTGTTTTCTGGGCGCAAGGTGTCAAGCACTATCAATTAGATGCTAAGACTTTTGATGCGTGGCAAGGCAAAGCAGATAAATCTACACTTGACGATGCAACTGTCAACAAGCTCATTGCGGGTCTTAAATAGATTTTTAGTCCAGCAGATGCTGGGCTTTTTTTGTGTTCAAAATCGCCATTTTGTCAATAATTGTTGCGATATTTGATTTCTATTTTGACAAAACGGGCAAAATGACGTTTTTGCGGACAAAAAAAGACCTTGTCCAGAGGTCGGGGAGCAGTCGGGGAGTGGTAACTATAAACGGCTATATAATAAGTAAAAAAACTATCTCAGTGATAGTCTTTTTTTAATAGATTGGGATCTCAACAATTCGAGAGTAAGTTTTTTCTGCCGTTATTTTTCCATGGTAAAATTCAATCAGACTTGCCAAGGTTTGCTCTAAACAATCCTTATCCACAAAAACCATGGTTGAAACTTCAGTAGTAAACTGGGTATCAAATTCTTCCAGGCACTGCTCTGCTCGCCAATTGGCAAACTCTTGATATTGGGCGTAGGACATGATAATAGAAATTCCTTCTTGTTCCTTGACTTTTACTACTCCAATATTTTTTACTGCATTAGCCACTGCTCCTGCGTAGGCACGAATGAGACCACCCGCCCCTAATTTTATGCCTCCGAAATACCGAGTGACAACAGCTACGACATTTGTCAACTCGTGGTTTTCTAAAACGGTTAGCATGGGTACGCCGGCTGTCCCAGAGGGCTCCCCATCGTCTGAGGAACGCTTGATTTCCATACTTTCTCCAAGGATGAAAGCAGAGCAGTTATGGTTAGCTTTGTAGTGTTCTTTTTTTATCTTGTTGATAAAGTCGCGAGCTTCGTCCTCGCTAGTCACTCGTTTCATAAAGCAGATAAAGCGGGATTTCTTAATTTCTTCCTCAACCAGACCATCTTCTATAATTGTCTTAAATTCTTTCAT